GACCTACAACCTGTAATAAGTGGAAGCTTATACTGGGAGGTAAAATTAAAAAAGCCAAAAATAAATCTAAAGTTATTTTAATGAGTACAGAATTAAAACAGATTATAAGACAGGAATATGTAAAATGTGTAAAAGACCCAGTACATTTTATGAAGAAGTACTGCTATATACAACACCCTCAAAGAGGTAGAATATTATTTCACCTATATCCTTTTCAAGAAACATCCCTAAAACACTTTCAAGAGAACGATTACTCTATAATATTAAAATCTAGACAGTTAGGAATATCAACCCTTGCAGCAGGGTATTCACTATGGTTGATGTTATTTCATAAAGATAAGAACGTATTAACCTTAGCAACAACTCAAGCAACAGCAAGAAACTTAGTATCTAAAGTACAGTTTATGTATGAAAATCTACCATCATGGATGAAAGTAGGATACCAAGAGAAGAATAAACTAAGCCTTAGATTATCAAACGGATCTAAAATAACTGCAAAATCCTCTAATGCTGATGCTGCTCGATCTGAAGCTGTATCTCTGCTATTAATAGATGAAGCTGCCTTTATAGACAACATTGCAGAGACATGGGCTTCTGCTCAACAAACATTAGCGACAGGTGGTGGAGCAATAGTATTATCAACTCCTTACGGAACCGGTAACTGGTTTCATAAAACATGGATAGCAGCAGAAACTGGAGAAAACGATTTCCTACCGATTAAACTCCCCTGGTATGTACACCCAGAAAGAGATCAAAAGTGGAGAGATGCTCAAGACGCACAGCTAGGAGACCCTAGACTAGCAGCACAAGAGTGTGATTGCGATTTCTCAACTTCTGGTGATACAGTAATATACGGAGAGCTTCTAGAATTTTATGAACAGAGTTTTAGAGCAGATCCTTTAGAAAGGAGAGGAGTGGATAAGAGCCTCTGGATATGGGAACACGTAGACTACTCCAGAAACTATATGATAGTAGCCGACGTTGCAAGAGGAGATGGAAAAGATTTCTCTACTTTTCATATTATAGATATTGAAAACTGTAAGCAAGCAGGAGAGTATAAAGGCCAACTCCCTCCTAAAGAATTTGCACACCTATTAGTAGGAATAGCAACTGAATATAATAATGCTCTACTTGTAGTGGAAAACGCTAATATAGGATGGTCTACTATCGAAACTATACAAGAGAGAGGCTATGCAAACCTGTACCATTCACCTAAGTCCGGTAATGTAACAGCAGATAGTTACTTTGATCCTCATGGATTAAACTCAAATATGGTACCGGGATTCTCAAACACAAGTAAAACTAGACCCCTAGCAATAGCTAAACTACAGGAATCTATAAACGATAAATCAGCTACCATACATTCTAAAAGATTATTAGATGAATTAAAAGTATTTATCTGGAGAAATAATAGAGCAGAAGCTCAAACAGGCTACAATGACGACCTAGTAATGGCCTGGGCTATAGCGATGTATGTACGAGAAACAGCATTTAGAATACAAAAAGGTAATAGTGAATTAGCAAGAAGCGTTTGGGATAACGTAACTAAGACCTCTGCCCCTGATATGTTCTATATCCCTCAAAATACAAATAATCCCAACGAAATAGACAACGGTATTGGCGGTCAAGAGGATATTTCATGGATCTACAAATAAGGGAAGTGGCTTTCCCCAATATTTATACCTATATTACAATCATAAAGCATGGCAGATAAGAGCATACTTAGCAGACTACAGAGATTATTCTCTACAGATGTTATAATCAGAAACGTAGGAGGTAATCAGCTTAAGGTAGCAGATGTAAATCAAATACAAGTAGCAGGGGAATTAGAAAATAACTCCTTTCAAAGTAGATACAGCAGTATACACTCAACTAGCCCAACCTCTCTTTACGGACAGCAAGCAACCTACAACTACCAACAGCTAAGACCACAACTGTACTCAGAATACGACGTAATGGATACAGATGCGATTATAGCATCTACTCTAGATATACTTTCTGAAGAATCAACGCTCAAGAATGATATGGGGGAAGTACTCCATATTAAATCAGCAGACGAGAATATACAGAAAATACTTTATAACCTCTTTTACGATGTTTTAAATGTAGAATTTAATTTATCCTGGTGGATAAGGAATGCATGTAAGTATGGAGACTTTTTCTTAAAATTAGAGATCTCTGAAAAGTACGGAGTTTATAACGCTATACCATTTACAGCATTTAGTATAGAAAGACAAGACGGCTACGATGAAGATCATCCAATGTCTACTAGGTTTAAGTATAACCCTGACGGACTTACCGGAGGTACAAGCGGCTACTATCCAACACCCGGAACTGACGATCCGAATGCACTCTATTTCGATAACTACGAAATGGCTCACTTCAGACTTTTATCAGATATTAATTATCTACCTTACGGGAGATCTTATCTAGAACCAGCAAGAAAATTATTTAAACAGTATACTCTAATGGAAGATGCTATGCTCGTACATAGAATCGTTAGAGCTCCCGAAAAGAGAATATTCTATATGAATGTAGGAGGGATAGCGCCTGCTGAAGTTGAGAATTTTATACAAAAAGCAATTGGTAAGATTAAAAAGACTCCTTACGTAGATCCAAAAACCGGACAGTATAACCTTAAGTATAATATGCAGAATCTAATGGAAGATTTCTACATACCGATGAGAAACGGAGATACCACTACTAAAATAGATACTTTAGGAGGACTTCAATACGACGGAATAAACGATGTAGAATACCTAAGAGATAAGTTATTTGCAGCCCTAAGAGTACCTAAAGCATTTTTAGGATACGATGAAAACTTAAGCGGCAAAGCAGTATTAGCAGCAGAGGATATAAGATTCGCAAGAACAGTAGAGAAGATACAGAGAATAATGGTATCAGAACTTTATAAAATTGCCTTTATACATCTATACTCTCAAGGATATACTCAAGAGCAACTAGTAAACTTTGAATTATCGCTAACAACTCCTTCAATCATATATGATCAAGAAAGAGTTGCATTGTTAAAAGAGAAGGTAGAACTAATGCAAGCAATGACAGACTCAAAATTATTCTCCTCTGACTGGATATACGAGAACATATTCCACCTATCAGTTGAAGAGTATGAAGAGATTAGAGATCTAACGGTAGAAGATGCTAAGAGAAACTTCCGACTAAGCCAGGTAGAGAACGAAGGAAACGACCCAAATACTTCCGGTAAATCCTTCGGAACTCCTCACGATATCGCAACTGCTTACGGGAAAGGAAGAGTTTATGAACGTCCCGGAAACGTACCGACTGGATATAATGAAGATGAACCAGAAATAGGTAGACCGAAAGAGAAAGCAAGCCATATAGGTACTCAAGGAGATCCATTAGGTAAGGATAGATTAGGGAAATCTGCAATGAAGAACGACGATCAAGAAGGATACGGTAGAGACAAGACAAAACCTTTCGCCTTTGAATCAACAAAGAGAGAATTCTCTAAACATTATAAGACTCTAGAAGGTCTAACCGATAAAAAAGTCAACCTATTTGAAGAAAATAATAGGAAAGGCGGGCTCCTAGATGAGGCTCAAATAAGAGAAGACAAATAACCTACTATTTATAACAAAGATATATTAGAGATGGCAATAGTTAAACATTCGAAGTATAAAAATACAGGACTATTATTTGAATTACTAGTAAGGCAAATTACTACTGATACAATGGATAATATCAACTCACCTGCTATAAAGACTTTAAAAAAGTACTTCGTAAACACAGAACTCGGCAAAGAGTATAAGATATACGAGCAACTGAGTAAGTTTAAAAACCTAACAGAGGTAAAATCCGAAATGGTAATCTCCTCTCTCCTAGAAGCTTCTAAAAAACTTGATAGAGTTCAAATTAAAAAGCAAAGATATAACCTTATTAAAGAAATAAAGAAATCTTACAATGTAGAAAAGTTCTTTAAAGCAAAAGTAGGGAATTATAAAATATATGCCGCACTAAATAACTTGATTGAGAATCAGGACAGTAAAGAAATAACTCCGGAAGATACTATTAATAATAAAGTAACACTCTTAGAACACCTAGTAAAAAGCCCGGTTCAAAGTAAGAAAGATACTTTAATGGAGGAGTATAAAGAGTATCCTAAAGATATTAAAATACTAACACATCGAATTATGTTAGAGAAGTTTAACGAAAAATACGATAGCTTCTCAACAAAACAAAAAGAGATACTAAAAGAAGTAGTAACCTCAATAGACAACACTAAGAAACTTCGAGATTTCTACAACTCCAGAGCAGAAGAAATAGCAGAAGAATTAGTAAGTAGACTCTCTGAGATTAAAGACGAAGTACTTAAGATAAAACTTCAAGAAACTCTTAAATATATAAAACCTATCGAGAATTCTAAGAAAGTAAGTAACGACGATATCGTTAACCTACTTCAATACTCCGAACTACTTGACAATTTATAATGGATAAGAAACTGAAGCGGAGAGAGTGGCTCAGACGACACCTAAAAGAATTAAGCACCTCCGCCGGAGCAGGAGCATATTCATCCCCCTACGCCTTTAATCCTAAAAAAGGAGCAAAAGGAACAGCTCGTAATTACTACTTAGACATGGGGTATAAGTTAGTAAATAAACAACAACTAAGAAGAAAAGCCAAAGGAATAGATTATAAAGACCTTTGGAAATAGAACTAAACACCAAGAACGTACCTATTTATTAACAATGAAAAGCTTACAAAACAACTATAACCTTATTAAAGAAGGAAAAGGAAATAAAGAATTGTTCTTAAAACAAGCAAAAAGAGAGTTCCCTCAACACGTAACAAACGTATTAACCTTTAACCAGGCAGTAAATAATCTAAAAGAGAGGGGTATCATTACTGAGAACATAAGCAACGATGTAACTTCTAAAAATACAGAACCTAACTGGTTTAAGATCTTTAAAGAAAACCTTACTGAAGCAAAAGCAACAGAAAAGAAAACTTCTAAAGAAGTAACAGATCTAGAAGAAAAAAACTTCGATTACAAGGACGATAAGAATATGGATAACGTTATTGGAGCAGAGCTTCTTAACGGATTCTATGTAGAGATGAAAGATCCTAAAAATGCAGATAAAACTGTAGAGGAGGTTAAAGAACTCGTTACAAAGAACCTTGCTAAAGATTCTCTTTACTATGTTAAAGACGGTCAATTCGGTATTAAAGGTTTAGGCTATACTCAAGAAGAGCAGAAAGAAGCTAAAGGCAAGTATAAAGCAAGCGGCTACGGTGATATAACAGAAGGGATTATTAAAAAAGCACCAATCAACGAAAACCAAGTAAAAGTTATTACAACTAAATGGCCTTATGTTGAGTTCAAAGACGGCGAAACTGTACATAAAGTAGAGTTTGACTATGGAGATATGATTGACGATCA